ATTCTTTTGTCCACCTACAACATCGTATGGATATTCTTCAGGTAGATATAATTTAAACACTCTAGATAATAATTTGAATTCTTGTTTTAATGATGAATATAATCTTTTATGAATAGCAGACATTGTTCTGCTTCCTCTTTCAAGTAATGCTACAGTTGTACCAACAGCTGCTTGTTGATTACCATCACCTACTTGCATATCAGCAATAGATGCAAATCTTTGACCAGCAGAAACAACAACACCCATTAATTGTAATAATGTTTGAGAAGGTTCTTTGTATGGTAAAGTCATAAACGCATCTCTAAGGTTTCCCCCTGGAGCATCTACATCTCTCCACTCACCTGGCTGAATAGATTGAGCATCATCTCTAATTCTAATACCACGCATTTTAAATCCTGCTGGTAAATTAGATAAAGTTCCTGCATCAATTAATTGTCTTAATGCAGAAGTTGCAGTTCTAGATAATCCACCAATCATATGAATTAATCCAAAACCATAAAATCCTAAGCCTGGTAAAAATTTGAAATGTACAAAGTAATTAATTTTATTTTTCTTAGGATCAGCTATTTCGTAGTTTCTACGAATAGATAGAATTTCACGAGAGCCTTCTTCTATCGTCACAATATAAGGAAGTTTAATTCCAGTCATTTCCCCGTTGGGATCACGATCTTCAAAGCCCTCGAGATCTAAGTTTACATGACATTCAATAATTGTAAAGACATCTTCGTAACCTGATTTAGATACACCTTCTATTTCTCTTTCTTTTGATTTTACATCATCTGCTTCTGTTGTTGAATCATCGCTTGGTAATAAGTCTAAGTCTCTATAGAAACCACCCACTTGTTGTTTTCTTAATTCATTTGCAGACATTTTAATTGTATGCATTATTGCTTCTGCATCATCTAATGATGTCGCTGAATAAGGAACAACTAAATCTTCTGCTGGAACAAATTTAGATACAGCTCTTCCAAGTAAATCATCATAGTAAACTTTTTTAAATGTAGATCCTGATAATGGTAAGTAAAATAACATAGTATCAAATTCTGGTTCATATTCTCTCATGACATCCATAATTTGATAGTTCATAAAGTCTTTAACACGAGTTGCTTGATCTTCTTTTTCTCTAGAAGAGTTTCCAATAATTTGAGTTCTAACAGGACCATCTGCGGGTAATAATTCTTTGTAAGCCAATGCTTGAAATTGTGTAACTGCTTCTGCTAATACTGGATGAGTTGCACCTGATGCACCTTGGAAAGGTTCTGTTCTTTGATCATATTTAAATCCTAATAGATCTAAACCTTGTGTATATGTTTGTTCCCAATCTTGTCTTGAATTTTTATAATCTAAAAAGTTTTGATAAAGTTCTGAACCTAATTGTCCTAAAATATTTTCTGGTAATAATTCTGCTAAGTTGTCAAAGTGATTTACACTTTCTCCCTGGCTAAAGGCACCTGGGTCAAAATTAATTTCAACTCCACCATCTGAAGTTGGTGTAATTTCAGTATTCTCTACACTTGGAATAGACTCTTCAACATTTACAATCTCTTCTGCTGCAGTTGCTGGATCTTCTATCTCAATTGTATTTCTAACTTCGTTTGGTAGTGCTTTGTCTATAGTTGCCATTTAATTTCTCCGAACTTACTATCTTAACCTTATTATACGAAACATTCAAGCCCTGTGGGTTTGGTCCTGATTTGGGTGGTACAGTTCTAGTTAATCTTTTCATTTTATCCCAAAAGACGAAGGGGAAAGATTAGCGTTGTATCTTGCAATCAATGAATCTAACAATGGATCACCTGTGCTTTGATTATATAATGGAGCATATAAAGGAAGTGTGTTTATACCACTCCCACTTCCACCTGCTGAAGGACTTGTAGCTGGTCCACTTTGAACATTTTGACCATAGTCTTGATCAAATGATTCTTGACCAGGAGAAACAACTCCTCTTCCAATATTAGATCCAATTTGTGCTCCAACAAAACCTCCGACAGGTCCAGCAACTGCTGTTCCAATAGCTCTTCCAATATTAGCTGGATTAGTTGCATAGGATGTTACTTCAGAAATAGCTTTATTAGCAAAGTCTGAAAGAGTGCTCATAATACCAGTTTGTTGACCCAATCCCGTTGCACCCATTCCTTCTGCTTCTCCTGGAGCAGGTCCAACGCCAGTACTAAATCCTTCTGATCCAAAACTTGAATCTGATCCTGATCCTGGCCCTGGTCCTCCGTGTCCTGTCCCATCATCTGATCCTCCTGGGCCACTGTCTCCTGGGCCACTGTCTCCTGGTCCTCCATGTCCAGTTCCATCATCTGATCCTCCTGGACCACTATCTCCTGGTCCTGAATCTCCTGAATCTCCTGAATCTCCTGAATCTCCGCCATCGCCGCCATCGCCACCATCGCCACCATCGCCACCATCGCCGCCGCCGTCTCCTCCTCCACCGCCGTCTCCGCCGTCACCGCCAGATCCACCACCAGATCCTTGTAATGATGGAAGTCCAAATGGACCTCTGTTAGGTTTACCTTTTAATGAGCCGTATAAATTTAAATCAATTAAAATTTTTTCTTCATCTTTTGTAATATATGAAAGATGTGCAATTGGATGATCTTTAGATGATCTCCATTTAACAGGAGCATTAACTGTTTTTTGTTTTCCTAAATAATTAAAAACCCCACCTTGTTTTACGGGTTTTTTGTTACTTGGTTTTTCAATGTTAATATCGTACTTAATTTTCTTCTCAATCATATTAATAATATGTTCTATTTACTCTTGGAGTAACTTCATCTTTATAGTCTTCTGGATGAGAAATCAACCCACCTTGTCTAAATCTCATTAAAGCTTGTGTCGTAGAATCTACTAAATCGTCATTATCTCCATGTGGAAATGCAGCACATTCTTCAATAACTTCTTGTGCAAATTGCTTACTTTTTGGAGCCCATATCTTTCCTGATTCAAATAAAGGAGCAACTGAATTGACTCTTGCATGTTTATCATTACCTTTTGATGGTGTGTAATTTACAACCGGTATTCCCATTTGTCTAAGCTCATAAGTTAATGGAAGTCCTGAAGCTTTAGCCTCAACTAAAACAGTCTCTGGTTTCCAGTACATATATTGTTCGTGAGCCAGGCGCCTTAGTTCAGGAAACTCTACACGCTTCTTTATTGAATCTAGCAATATTAAATTTGGACCAGAGTCCTGTGTTGGATAAAACACGCCCCAAGTAGTTATCGCTGAATAATCCGCAGTTTCTTTTTTTAAGAATGCAGTATCATAAGATTGAATTACATGTTCAATTGGAGGTACATAATCTTCATCCCAATCTTTCCACCACTCACGTTTAATAATAGCTCCTTCTTCTGAAGTTGGGTTTTGCATATACTGCGCATTCCATTTTGAAATACCAGCTGAAGCTTTAACCGATAATAAATCTTCTAACTTCCAATACTCAGGCCATACAGGTTTACCTGATGGAAGGATTGCTGGAAATTCTACGACTTCCCATTTATCAGCTTTATCTTCTGCTCCTTGGGCCTTGATCAATTGTGCAGTTAAATCTTTTGTACTCCATCTAGTCATGACTAGAACAATTCGTCCACCAGGTTGAAGACGCTGACGTGGACCTGATGTATACCATTCATATGCTTTATCAAATGCAGTTGTAGAATTAGCATCTTGCTCAGAATGCGGATCATCGATGATTAATAAATCAGCACCCCTACCGGTCACCGCACCTTGGACCCCGACAGCAAAGTATTCACCACCTTTATTAGTTTCCCAACGTCCAGCAGCTTTTGAATCTTCTTGTAATCTTGTATCAAATATTTCTCTATACTCAGCTGAATCAATTAAGTTCTTAGCTTTACGTCCGAATCTAATTGCAAGTTCTGCAGTATGGGTTGCTTGAATAATTTTTAATTTAGGATTATTCCCAATCATCCATGCAGGTAAAAAGTAAGAAGCAAATTCTGATTTAGTATGCCTTGGTGGCATATTAATAATTAATCTTTTTAAATCACCAGATTGCAATCTATTAAATTTATCTGATATCGTTTGATGATGATTACCCTCAATAAAATCTGGCCAAATGTATTTTACAAAAGTTAAAAAATCAGAACGTATTTTTCTATTTTTTACTTTATGAATTTTAGTTAAAAGATTTAATTTCCAATCTTTTCTTACATTAGGATCAGTAATGTTATCAATTTTTTTTAAAATATCTTTATTAAGCATAATATAATTATGGTACCTTAAATGTGTTTAACACCCCCGGGGGTATAAATCCATATGTAATTTTATAACCTATAGGGTCCCCTTTGATGGTACCTTAAACATTTTTTACCCCTCCCCCCTACTTAAGAAAAAAGTAATTTTCAAACTCATAATGAATTTATTAGCTATGACTGTGTAAATCCTAGACTAAAGGGTATGTTAGGATCCCTATATTTTGATTTACCCCCTCCCCCCTCCTTAGAATAAAAGTAAATCGTAAACCCATTGGGACCTCTAGGTCATTGGGGGTGGGCCCCGCCCACATGTATTTAGTACCGTTGCATATATGTCACGCTAGTAATAGTGGCTGTGATAATAATACAACGCTATATGTACACGGTCCTTGAGGGGTGGGTCCCGCCCACAGGTATTTAGTAGTGT